AATAATTATGTACAGAGTGGTTCCGAATGTCCGTAAGGATGCGGAACGGATCGCCCAGCAGATTGCCGATAATCTATCGGCTGGCAGAATGTACACAGGGCCTAAGGTCTTGCATCTTGATAAGGCCGGCAAATATGGGGCCGAAAAGATCAACGGTTATTTTGTGGAGGCTAAGGAATGAATGATCATTAAAATCAGAAACCTGCTAAATCTGCGCAGCACCCTCCCCGACCAAACGTTAATTGATTACCTTTTCTTGGTAATCCATTGTCCGCAGCCTGGCTTTATTGCAACGGCATCATTGCGCAAGCACTGGAACTGTTCCCAATCGCAAGTCAGCAGGCGAATTAATGCCATCGCAACAGCAGGACTAATCGACCTAACATCCGGCCATGCCGGCTACAACATCCACCACCTCAATCAGTTATGACTGACCTTTCAACCACACTTGCCGATCGCGGCAGCCGTTACGGTGACTTCATGGGTCATGCCGCAGTAACTCATAGTCTCAAAGAATGCATTGCAGATCACCTAGCGATCAGACATAAGGCACTGGCAGCCGATCAACATGAAGCTCTCGATATGATCTGCCACAAGATCGGCCGCATCATCAACGGCGACCCAGACTACGCCGATAGCTGGCACGATATCGCCGGCTACGCTCAGCTTGTGGCCAACCGTCTCACAGGCCAGGGGGTGCAGTGAAACCCGTCAACATCAAAGCCGCCGCCGCTGCTCTTGGTGTTCACTTCAATACCATACAAAAGAACATCAAGGATCCACGCATCCAAGCCTGCATTATTGGTCACGGCCCATACGATGCGGTACTGCTAGACCTAGCCAAACTGAAGAGAGTCTGGCCTGAGGTCTATACCTTCAGGCGCGGCAGGTTTACCGATGATGAGGTGTACTACATCCTGACCTCATCCATCGGCCACAATGAGATGGCACGCCGCTACGGCTGTAGTCATCAGAATATTCAGCAGATACGCTACGGTAAAAACTACAAACACATCCACCCTGACATCCCAAGATGGAACGCCAAGGAACCAATGACCTGTCACCAGTGCGTGCACTGGCAATTCGAAACTTGCAGCATGGAGCTGCCCGAGCCACAGCAGATGGGGCCACAGTTTGCGAGAGAATGCGCGACCTTTCACCGCGCCGGTACGGGCTCGCCCGTGCAGGAAAATGGATCAGCAAGCGAGATCACCGCAAGCTGACCACAGCGCCAGCCAAGGCATGGTCAACTCCCTCGCTGGATGATGCGCATGATCAGCGGTTCATCCTGCTTGCTGCTTTCGGTATCACCACCACTATTCAGAAGCTCCCATGACCTTCCCACGCAAGACCGGCAAAGATGCCGGCGGTTGCTTCGTCTGGAATGACAACGACCCAAACGAATCACTCGGCCCTGGTCTATCACGGCCGCTGCCCGGTGATCGCACCAACCCCTACGCACTACGCGTACGGCCCCCGCAACAACCACCTATGCGCGTCGTGCTGATGGCCGCCGACCTCGACCAGGCCATCGCCTACGCTTCCGCACGCTGGCCGCAAGCCGCTATCCAACCCGTTGAGATCACACGATGACCGACTACAAAAAGCTATGCGCTGAACTACTCAAAGCGCTTGAGATTCAGTTGGATGAACTGGCTGCAACCAACCGTCTATGCAAGAAAGCACGGGCGGCACTGGCTGAGCCGATGTATACAGTTGATGATCTGCACTGCGCGAGTAGGGGTAATTACATGGTCGAAGATGAATGCGGGATAACTTTAGACGGTTTTTTTACTCGCCAGGAACTTCTAGAGCTGGCGTATTCCAAACCATTAGAGGTTTCACAATGAACGATCTAGTAACACGCCTGCTGGCGCTGGCAGAGAAAGCTGTTGACGAAGCGTTACAGCTTGACTACGGCGACCCTGAAGACCGCTACATCTACCGGGAACTGCAAGAGCTGCGACAGATGGTGCAGCAGGGGGTTAAGGGGCCGGCATTGGAGCCTCGTGGATGCCCAACACCTGGCGCCTGCTCGTGTCCGACATCAGCAACTGTCCCGCCCGATCTAATCCGAGCGCTAGATCTGGCTAAGGCCGCGCTGGCGGACATTTGCGATGCCGACCGCGAACCTAATGACGACCTGAAATGGGTAAAGGTTCGCGCCGCCAAATATCTGCCAGTCATTCGCGCTTCTCTATCCCGCTGGGGCCAGCCCCCCTATCACGCCCTTCCGATTCCTACCAAATGACCCGCCTTTCCGACTACAAAATCCGCTCCCTTTGCCTTGCACCCACCCCGCTGGTGACACCCTATAGCCACACCCTGGTAAACCCTGCCAGCATTGACGTGCGGCTTGGTAACACCATCCTCATTGAATCCTGTGAGTATGACTTTGTGCAATACAACATGGCAGAGCTAGGCAATGATGAGAGCAATCCCTACTATCTCCGCCCCGGACAGTTTATCCTTGCCCAGACGCTGGAAACCTTCAACTTTCCTGACAACATCGCCGGGCAGTTCGTGCTCAAATCCTCTCGCGCACGGGAGGGTATTAATAACCTTCTTGCTGGATATATCGACCCAGGATTCCATGGGTCTGTTCTTACACTCGAACTACAAAACGTACGCCAGCTGCGCTCGGTCCCAATCTGGCCTGGCATGAAAATAGGACAGATCGTCTTCGACTTCATGGACGATCGACCCGAACGTAGCTATGCCATCACCGGCCGCTACAACAACGATCAGCTGGTGCAGGAGAGCAGGGGGTGATGGCTAACCTCCGCGATTACCAACAACAAGGCCACAACGAAATCCGCGGCGCCTTCATGTCAGGCTACAGGCGTGTGCTCTACTGCCTGCCCACCGGTGGCGGGAAAACAGTGATCTTTACCCATATTGCTACGCAAGCTGCCATCAAAGGTTCGCGTATCGGTATCCTCGTGCATCGGCAGGAGCTGGTAGATCAAACATCCCGCGCACTCCATGGCCTTGGCTGTAACCATGGCGTCATCGCCGCCGGCTACCGTCAAGACCTGCGCCATACCGTGCAGGTGGCCAGCGTGCAAACCCTCGCCCGCAGGCTGCACACCATCCCGCCTGACTTCTTCCAGCTGCTGATTATTGATGAGGCCCACCATGCTGTCGCCGGCACCTGGGCCAAGGTCATCGCCGCCATGCCATCCGCCTATCTGCTAGGCGTATCGGCCACACCGGAACGGCTTGATGGCCGCAGCCTTGGGGAGCAGTTCGACAACCTAATTGTGGGCCCCAGCGCTGCATGGCTCACCGAGCAGGGCTTCCTATGCCCGGCACGGATCTACGCACCGCCAGGCCTCGACCTATCAGGCATCAAGCGGTTCGACACCCGCAAGGGCCACGACGAAGCCGAGCAACGCCTACGGCAGGGCCAGGCCATGGGCGACGCTGTGACGCACTACAGGCGCACCATCGCAGAGGAGCACAACGGCACTGCCATTGCGTTCTGCGTCAGCGTGGCGCATGCCGAAGCCGTAGCGGAAGCCTTCCGCCAGCAGGGTATACCCGCCGCCATGCTCGACGGTGCCACGGATCGCGGCGTGCGGAAACGGATGATCGCAGACCTCGGCGCGGGCGTGCTTAAGGTGCTGACCTCCTGCGACATCATCTCAGAGGGCACGGACATACCCTCCGTGACAGGCGCCATCCTGCTGAGGCCGACAGACTCTCTGGGCCTGCACCTCCAGCAGGTCGGCCGGGTGCTCCGCACCGCGCCGGGTAAGCGGGTGGCGGTGATCAACGACCATGTTGGCAACAGCCACCGCCATGGCCTGCCAACTGATGAACGCGACTGGAGCCTAGCCGGCCGGCCTACCCGCAAGCGGGACAAACAGGCGGAGCTGCCCTGCAAGGTCTGCCCGCAGTGCTTCTGCACCGTGGCCAGCACGGTGGCCGACTGCCCCGAGTGCGGCCATCACTGGGAACCGCCCCGGCGGGAGCTGGTCACGGTGAGCGGCAGCCTGCAGGAACTCACGGCTGAGCAGCATGCCAAGAACCAGCGGCGTGCCGTCGCAAAGGCTCGCACCCGTGAAGAGCTCGAATGCCTCCGGCTGGAACGCGGCTACTCCAGAGGCTGGACTGACCACGTCCTGCGAGCGAGGGCGAAGCATGGCCGCTGAACACCTCATCCAACAAGCTATCCGGCTGCTGTCCCGTGGCCCAATCCGCCTATGGCGCAACAACACCGGCGCCATACGTGACGCCCGCGGTCAGCTCGTACGCTTCGGCCTCTGCATCGGTTCCTCCGATCTCATCGGCTTCCGTACCCTAGAGATCTCGCCCAACATGGTGGGCCAGCGCATCGCTCAGTTCGTTGCTTTGGAAGTCAAGGCCCCCAACGGCCGTGTCTCAGCAGAGCAACAGGCATTCATCCAAACCGTATCCGATGCCGGCGGCCTTGCTGCTGTCGTCCGCTCACCCGAACAAGCTAAATCCATCCTGGAGTCCCAACTATGACCATGACACCTGAACAGGCTTACAACGAGCTGGTAGCTGTTTACATTGAAACCACCAAAAACCCGTCATTTGGACCCGATAATATTCACGCCTTTGCGAGGTGTTTCGAGGAATGGGCGTCAATAAACATTCGGTGCCACGGCTGGACCTATCGCCGCGCTGAACAAATGGTCCACCGCTGCCGCGGCCTTGCATGGTTGGCCATGCAGCACCAGCCATGAGATACATCTGCACACTTCAAGAGGCCGGCATCGTCTACCAAGTCAGCATGCCAGCTGGTTCGCCCGCTCACGCCTTCCAGCGCTGCGCTAGCCAGTTTCCCGACGCCACACGCATCCTCGTATCCGTCCCATCGCATCCCACCGCAGCATGATGACCAGCACCGCCTACGACGCCGGCCGGCACTTCGAGCGCCATCGCCTCACACAGCTCCTCCAGGCTCGCCTCACCGAGCTGGAGCGCATCACCGCGCTCTCAGGCCCCGAAGGTCGCGCTTCAATCCTCGCCGCTGAGGTGCGGCGCATTATTGGGCAGTTGGAGGCGCAGTAGTGGATCAACTCACATACCCTTGCCCAAAATGCCAGCGGTTGTGCGCGTTTGAGTTGCGGCCAGACACCCAGCATCACGGATCAATCCGCTGCCCAAAGCACGGTTTCCGGTGGATTCCAAAACCATCCGAAGACCGCAAGCCAAAGCGCAAGACAAACGCCGATCTAATCAATCATCTGCCACAAGATCGCCGGGACTTTTGCTGGAGCTGCCTGCGTCAAAGGGAACTCCTAAAAACTCTACGGCCTTCAGTATCGCTTCAGGTTCATCACGTCATCGCCGTAGAAGATAACGGAACCGACGAACCTGAAAACCTGCAGCTGCTCTGCGCAAAGTGCCATTCATTGGTTCACCGCGAACGCGAAAAGTTTGCTAGGTATCGCAACCTATGACCCATCCCCTGCTCCAGCAGCTGGCCAGCTTGCCCGATACCTGGCCGCTCGTTGCTGTCGATGGCAACAAGCGGCCCTATCAACCCGCATGGCAGCAGAACCCACTCACAAAGGACCAAGTAGCCAGCGAGATCCGCGCCGGTCGTGCACGCGCCGTCGGCCTTATCGCTGGCCCCACATCCGGCCTCATGATGCTCGACCATGACGGCATTTCAGCCACCCAAGAGCTAGAGCGGCTAGGCCTTCCACTATCCAGCCTCCCGCCTACGGTCGCCATGACCTCCCGCCGGGACGGGCGCTTTCAGCTCGTCTACCGCGTCCCCGAGCAATACTGGCCATCAATGCGTGGTCGCCGCGTCTTTCGCACCGGCAAACTTGACGCAACCGGCAAAGCCGAACAACTAGAGCTCCGCTGGCACGGCCATCAATCCGTCGTCATCGGCCACCACCCTGATACGGAGGGCTACATCTGGTGCCGCGGCCGCTCACCATCAGAGCAACCGATCGCCGATGCACCTACCGCGCTGATCGAGCTGCTGCTGGACGAACCACCCGCACCACCCACGCAGCAGCCGGCCCTGCCCATGCCGCCGCCGCCAACCACTGATACGGTCCCATTCCTTGACTTCATCTCCCGCACCTCCCGAGACCTCATCGAAACCGGCGGCACGCCCGGCGCATGGAACGACGACCAACTGAAACTCGCCCTAGACCTGCGCGGCACCGAATCATGGATCATCGCCCAAGGTCACAGGCCAGACATCACCGCATCTCAAGCCTTCGCTCTGCACATCGCCGCCGCAGCATCCAAGGCTCGAGACTTCGATGAATCCAAGGCTTTGCATCGATTCAACGGTGCCGACAACCACAACCCACGCCCTTCAACGCCAGACGATAAACTTCGCAGCCGCCTCCAGTTCCACACAAAAAAAGAGGCCCGCCGTCCCCAGCAGGCCCCATCCCATGACAGTCCCAGCCCACAGCATACACCCGCTCCAACGCTCAGCAAACCCGCAAAGCTCGAAGCCGGCGAACTGCTCCTTCACCTGCGACGTACCCTCGCCGCAGACGGCAACCTCCGCTGGAATACCTTCACCGGCTCAATCGAACTAAACGGTGCCGCAATTGATGGCGCCGAACGGTTCTACCTCACCCTCGCAGAACAAGGTCATAAAGTATCCAAAGACCTAGCACTAGACTGCCTCATCACTGTTGCCAAAGAGAACCAATACGACCCAGTAACGGAATACCTCGACCATGTAGCCGCTACCGTTCAACCTGCATTCATCAACAGCCTCGCCAGCACATACCTACGCCCAGACGACAACCCGCCAGGCCCCACCCTCTACGACCATATGCTCCGCTGCACGCTCATCGGTGCCGTACGTCGTGCCTTTGAGCCAGGCTCTAAGCACGACACCGCATGCGTCCTAATGGGTGATCAAGGCGCTCGTAAATCATCATTCTGGGCAGCACTCGGCGGCCCGTTCTTCTCTGATTCCCTATCAGATTGCACAAGCAAAGACGACCTAATGAAGCTCCACCGCTCATGGATCATGGAATGGGCCGAGCTGGATCACATCGTCGGTCGTCGTCAATCCGGCATCATCAAGTCGTTCCTAACCCAATCAACCGACCTATTTCGCGTGCCCTATGGCCGCGCCACTGAAGCGCATCCACGCCGCGGCATCATCGTTGGCTCCACAAACCGAACCACCGGATTCTTGGACGACACCACCGGCAACCGCCGGTTCTGGGTCATACCCGTCACCTGCAACGCACAGAGGCCCATCGACACCGGCAGCCTCGCCCTAGAGCGAGATTCGATCTGGGCTGCCGCTGTCCACGCATACCGCGCCGGAGAGCGCTCCTGGCTGCCCCCAGAGCTTGATCAGCAGGTCACAGACGAGAACGAGTCCTATCAGCTCGCTAACCCCTGGCAGCCGGCCATCGAAGCCTGGCTGGCGCAGCGCATGCCGGGAGAGGTGATCACCTCCGAGTCGATCCTGCTGCACGCGATCGAGAAGCCCCTCGAACGCCAGACCCGGCAGGACCAGATGGCGGTAGCCGACATCCTCCGATCGCTCGGCTATGTGCAGCAGCGCTCACGCGCCAATGGCCAACGCGTGCGTCGGTGGTTGCCGCCCCCATAGCGTCCCAACCCACTGAGCCTGTCCCGACCCGTCACCAGGTGGTCGGGACGGCCTTCCGCCCAGTCCACGACTGGGTTTTTTCATGGCTTGGCCCGTGTCCCAACCAAACTCCGCACACTTGGGGAAATACGCGCCGTCCATGCCCTACCCCCCTCTCTCCCTATAAATCATCTTTTTTATGAATATTGGTTGGGACATGGGACAGGGGGCTCAGATCCCAGCGCTGGCGCAGCATCTCAGCGTCCCGACCACATTTTTGATTGGGACAACCGGTCGGGACAGCGGGCCGGCTCAACATCGCCTTACGGTGCTAACATTGGCCAAACCAAGCCCGACCATGGCCATTCCTGACCATCTTTTGCCGAGCATCGATGCAAGGCCATCTGCGTTCAAATCCAGCGTCCTAGCCAGTCAGATCCAATCCGCCCTGCGCGACCTGCCTGGCGCCGTCACAACCCAGGCCCTACTCAGGCGCATGGGTCAACCGGTCAACCGTTCAACCCAGACCGCTGCGGGAATCGTGCTCACCCGCCTCGGCTACCAGAAAACCCGTCTGAGGTTCGATGGCCAGCGCGGCTACATCTACCGCCGCCCCATCTCCTAACCTTCACCCAGCCGCACCCATCCCATGCGTCTCCCGAAGCGTGCCTTCGCCCATGCGCTGCCCTGGTGGCAGGAGCTGATCCTTGACTGGGTGAGCAGCTGGCAGACCATCCGCTACCTGGAGGTGGAAGCCGTCGATGGCTCCACCCTGGAGTGGGACTGCCCCACCGATACCGACTACGCCCGCCAAGACCTCGAAGCTCTCTACCACCAATGACCAGCCGCATCTTCCGCATCACTGGCCGCGGTCGCATCGTCGGCCGGCGCCTCGCCTCTGGTGTGATTGGTGCCGGCGGCAACTACCGGCAGGGCCGCACCCGGCTCGCCGGCAAGCTGGAGGGCTCTGGAAGGCCCGCCAAGGTGCCTAAGCGGGACCAATACCTGCAGTTCACCGCTGGCCCCTCCACAGGCCCGCAGAACGACCGCTCAGAGCTTGCATGGATGCCATACCTGCCCCTGAGCCGTGACGTGCTGATCGAGTGGGATATGCGCGTCCCCTCCGGCACGCCGCCCGTGAGGGCGTTCCACACGCCGCTGCAGCTATGGCAGACCGTGCCGGGCAGGATCTACGCGCCACGCTTCCGGCCCGGCACCAGCAACACCATCGACTTCCCCGGTGCCGGCACCGCACAGCTGCGCCCCAACCGCTGGCACAGCCTCACCATGCGCGTAAGCGCTGCCAGCCTCACGGCCACGATCGACGGCCGCACGATCGGCACCACGCCACAGCCCCTCCCGCCGCGAGCGCCATATCCTGATGACTACCGCATCAAGTTTGGGATATATCGCAACTTCTCACCTGTAGAAGCCGAAACACACTTTGACAATATGCAGGTGAGCTACATATGAGATGGCTTATCACCGTGCGGCACGACGAAACACGCACACAGGATTTTGCACTCAACGCATCATCGGCATATCAAGCCGGCTGGCTCTACAAGCAGCTGCACCCTGGCGCTCGTATCATTGCCATACGACCAGCGCCAAGCCATGCTCAAAATAGATCTATCAACTGATCTTCAACAGACCATAAAGTCTGTCCATCTGCTTACTGAATCGCAGATCAAGTGGGCAATGGCTGATGCTCTCACCGCATCAGGTCAGCATGCTCAACAGCGCCTGTCATCAGTCATACCTAAATACGTTGATCGGCCCACACCACGTACATCTAACAGCATCTACAGCAGCAAGGCCACCGAGCGGCGCCTATCCATAGCCGTAGGCTTCAAAGGTTCAGCAGTCCTCACTCAATCCGGCGAACTGAAAGGGTTTGACAACGACAAAGACGGTGACCCGAACTACCCCGGCGGTTACCTTCTGCCCATGGTCCGCGGTGGCCGCCGCCCACGCCGTCGATCAGAGCGGCGCTTGCTTGCACTTGGCCTGATCCCACGCGCTTACCCCGCGCTGATGATCAACGACGACCCACTACCAGGCGAGGAAGATCAGTACGGCAACGCCCGCGCCGGATGGGTCAAACGCGTACTGTCCCGCGCTGGCCATGCCTCCGGCTCCGGCTACGACGCCAACCGCAGCGGCTCCGCTCGCAGCCGTGCCAAGCAACGCGGCGAGGATTACTTCTACGCGCCGCGCGGATCGGTTGATCTCTACGAACGGCCGATGTACCTACGCCGCACCGGCAAGCGGCCATCGCAGATGGGCACCCGACCATATGGCAAACCCGGCGGCAAGCGGCCACAGCTCGATCTGCCCCGTGGCATCCGCCCCGCCATGGTGCTGACCCGTGAGCCGAACTATCGCCCCACCTTCCCCGTCTCCGACATCCTCGCCCGTGCCTTTGCAGAGCGCTACGCCCAGGAGCTGCCGGCACAGGTCGAGCGGCGCCTACGACGTGCTGGCTTTAGGTAGCGAGGTGCTCGGGTCCTGCCGGCGCCACAGTTTCGCGGGGCAGTACACAT